GGTATAGTTCTTCGTGCGCGCCATGGGTTAATCCTCCTGAACAAAGGGCATGGTGAGGTCCGTCACGTTCCCGACGGAGATGGGCATGTAGAAGTACGCGGTGCCTGATACATTATCTTTGCCCGGTCGCACAATAGGAATCTGATACCGGACATCGGCGACAAGGCCCCCCAGCCGCCACTCGTTCGGATAGAGACCTCCACGGCCCCCATCCTTCCTCTGCGTGGTGATTCGCGCCATCCGCATTTGAACCCACGCAAGAAGCTCGTATGCCGGGTCGGTCGGATTCTTCTTGTCATCCTCGGCGAAGCCGTGGATCAAGAGCGTCCAGTCCTCGTCCTGCACGAGACCGGCACCCGCGCCATTCGGGTCGAGTTGGCGAGGGGCCTCAAGGATCGCCAGAAACGGCTCCTTCACCTCGTCGCCGAACTCGACACGCCCCCTGAAAACCTTGTTGCTCAGGTCGAACGGGCAGACCTCTCCAGCCATCTCCGCTGGCAGGTCTACCCACGCCGGGGTGATGCCTTTGAGATGATCGGTCAGGGCCTTCATGATCCTGAGCTTCTTGGAAATCATTTCACGACCTCACTTCTGTCCGCTGAGTCGGACGTACTGACGAATGAACTCCCGTTGCAGGTCGTCGGCCACAGCGGGACTTTCGGCCACGCTGACTTCGCGGAAAACCTGATCCACCGATGGACCATACAGCAGATAAAGATCGGGCGCTAGTTGGATACCTTGCCCGCCCTTCTTGCGTCCCCGGATGACCTGCCCCGGCTTGAGCCGGATCGCCAGACCAAGGTTGAAGCCGTCGCTCGCGTCCGATCCTCGGCGAAGCCGAACGAAGAACGCCCCGTCGATTCGCTTAGCCCCGCCTGTCCGATTGACCTTGACGCGGACGCCGCCGGTCCTGCGCGCGCCTTCCTGACTGTCCTGCGAGAAGCGGGCGAGCGAGGTAGGCCGGAAGCGGGCAGTAATACTGGCCGTGAGATCGGCGTCCGTGGCCTTCTTGGTCTGGCCGAATCGGCTAGTATCCTCCAGATACCCGGCGGGGAAGTTCACCTCGTCTCGCATTGCTTTCCGCATACGGGGGACGGCCTTGCGGCTGGTGACGCTGTTGATCGCGATCCTCGCCGACGTGCGGGCTGCCGCAGGCTGGGCAGCAAGGAACTCGTCTACGTCGAGCAGGTTGACGGCGGTGATTCTAGCGGACATGCCCGCCTCGCTGGTCTAGCCCCGCTTGCGGGCCACGACCCATAGGGTCTCGCTGGGGCCGTCTGGAGGCTGCTGGGAGTCTAGGACGAAGGTGAGGTCTTTGTAGGCCGGAATCGTCACCTCAGCGCCACGGGAGAGGACGAGAGCGGGTTCCCCGTTGGCGACCAGAGCAGCGGACACCTCGGCCACGTTGCTATCGAGGAAAACCAGCTTGTCGATCCCGTCAATGATCTCGGCGTAGTCGCCGTCCAGATCGCCGGATCGGTCGATCTTGTTGTGGTAGCGGACGGTCAGGCCCTCGCCTGTATAGTCGTCGCCGAAGATCAGCCCGTCCGGGTGATCCTCGTCTACCAGAGTCGCGGGAACGGCGAGCCTTCCGTGGATGGCTCGCCGCGCCGCTGCTTTGATGTCTGCAAGAGACACCGGGCCGCCCTTACAGGCCGCCGTCGGGATCGTTGTCGCCGCCGCCCGAGCCGCCCGACTTGTCCTCGGTCTGACCCGCTTCATGCTTCTTGGCGAGCGAAAGCAGATCGGCCTTCTTGTCGCCATCGGCGAACTCGACCGAGTGGAAGGTCAGGTACGCCTTCAACTGATCGACGGTCTTGGATTCCATCGCCACGTCCTGCCCGGCGTAATCGGGGACCTCGACGACCTCGGGTTCCGAAGCCGTGACCTTGGCCCCGCCTTCCGAGATCGGATCGCGGTAGTGGAGCTTGCCGGTCGCCTTGGTCAGGCGGTCGAGCAGTTCGAGTTCGTCGCTGGTCAGATCGACGACCTTCTTGGACGCGAAGCGGACGCGGCGTTCTTCACCCTCGACCTCGCGGGTCGTGGTGAAAGCGACGAGGAGCAGTTTCAGTGCCATGTCGGAAATTCCTTCATTCTTCTCTGGGCTACAGGGTGAAAGGCCGGGATTTCCCCCGGCCTCCCGACGTTCAAGCTATCAGGCTTCCGGGTCGTGGACCTGCAACTTGAAGCTGTTGTTCGGCTCCATGGGAACCGGCAGCGGGGCCGACTGGCTCAGGGTGTATTCCTTCGCCGGGTCGTCGTTCTTCTTGTCCACGATGCGCGGGAAGATACGCATGGCCCGGAGACCGGCGTTCGGGTCCTTGATGGCACCGAAGCACTGGACGCCGCTGAGCTTGTTGCCGACACCGACAACAGCGTTCGGGTCGATATAGTACCCCTCGGTCAGAGCGCCCGTGTCCGGGTCGCGCTGGTGGAAGTACCCGGCGTAGGTCCAGATACGGACCCGTGCCGCCGACTGCCCGCCGGACAGGACTGCCTTGAGTTCGGCTTCCTTGTCCGTATCGGCCTGCCCGAGGATCGCCGCGTCGGCAGCGGTGCCACCGATACGGTAGTTCGTGTCGAGCAGGGCCTTCACGTCCGCGTTCCGGTAGAAGCGGTCGTAGGCTTCTTCGCCCATGATGACATCGGTGATGCGCCCGCCCGAGAGCTTGCGCGCCAGCTTCATCTTGACGTTGAGGTCGGTCAGCGGAGCCGCAGCCGATTCGCCCCAGCGCGCCGTCGAAGTCAGCACCTCGGTCAGGTCCGAGTCGCGGTTGAAGTCGATAGTGACGCGCGGGTAGTCCTCGCCCTCGATCACGACCGAACCGTTGACGAGCGCCTGAGCGCACATCCAGTTGATCCGGCGCTCGATCATATCCCGTTCGAGACGGAAGTTCTCGGCGATGGTCGCGTCATACCGCTGCTGCGGCGTGAGGCTGCCCGTCATCGGGGTTTCGCCAGCGCGACGCTTGAACTGCTGCTGCACGTCGATATCGTGCTTCGGCTTCACGTAGGCGGGCTTGAAGGACCGGGTATCGAATCCGCCCTTCGCCATCACGCGGCCCTCGACGTGCGGGGCAACGAACGGCGCAAGGATGTAGAGATCCTCGCTGATCTCGTCGAAGAACACCTTCTCCGTGGTGAAGGTGATCTCCTCCGAGAAGAACTGGAGGAAGAAAAGCGGGTCGATCTGCTGGCGGTTCTGGACGCCAATCAGGGTCATCGTATCGTAGAGTTCAACGGCCATCTGGCGTCTCCTTCGCGGGTCCCCCGTTCCACCATTGAACGGCTTGGGAGAATGGTTACTTCAAAACCCCGGCGGCTACAAGAGCCGCCGGGAGACGAAATTCGATCAGAGCAGGCGCTTGATGCGGAACGGAGCGCCCCACTTCTCCAGCGCCGCCATCTTGGCTTCGTAGCTGGCGGAAGCCAGCCCGGCGGGCCAGACGAGCAGATCGGGGTTGAAGCAGGCCGACACGTAGTACGGACCATAGGTGTCGGCGTTGTAGCCGCCGCCCGTGTTGGTCGTGTTCATGTCCGCCGCCGCGACGCCGACGGGGTACGCAGCCGGACCCGGTTCGGTCTGGCTGGTAGCGCCGCCAGTGACAGCCGCCGTGGCCGTGGGGTCCCACTTGACCAGATCGCCGGTTGCGTCCTTGGCGAGGATCGTCAGAACGGCGAAATTGATGCCCGTCTTGTAGAGGGCAGCAGCCGTCTTGATCTCGTCCTCGGCGGTGAAAAGCTGGGTCGGGCTGTACGAGCCTTCGAGCGTGTTGCCCTGAGCGATCCAGTCCTCGTTGCTGTAACCTTCGACAGCCATGGTAGGGTCTCCTTCTGAAATGATTTCCGTGGAGAGCCGGTTCGGGCTTACGCCTTGGCCGTCTCGAACTTGCGGCCCGTCGCCGCCGCCTGCGCCCCGAGGATTCGGGAAACATTGGCACTGACGGCATCACCGTCACCGCCGCCGCCCTTGCCGTCAGGCCCGACCTCGGGATGCTTGCCCTGATCCATCGCCTGCTCGAACTGCGACTTGCCCTTGGCCTTGTCGCCGTCGTCCTTGCCCTCGTCGTCGCCCTTCGGCTCGTCCTTGGGTTCGTCCTTCGGCTCGTCCTTGGGTTCGTCCTTCGGCTCCTCCTTGGGAGCCTCGGCCTTCGGCGAGACCTTGAGCATCGCCACGGCGTCATCCACCGACATATCGGTGTTGTACGCCAGATGCTCGGCGAGACCTTCGCGTCCGGTCGCTTCTTCGTGGGTCATGATGCCCTTGATACGAGCCTTCGTCTCGTTCGCAACGGCGGCCCGATCCTCGGAACTGATTTCTGCCATCTCTACTTCCTCCTGAGAGTCATCGGTGGTGGGTTCATCCGCAGTATTGCCAAGCTCAGCTACGAACGACGCCACCGCCGTCGTCGGAGACTCCGCCGCGTCGATCAGGCCGAGCGACAACGCTTCCGTCGGCCTCATTACACGAGCCTCGGTGCCCTTGACAACCCTTTCTTCGATCCCGCGAAACTCGGCCACGGCGCGATGAAACTCCCCGGCGCGCTCGTCTACCATGGATTGCAGGTATGCACGGTCGTCCTCGGACATCGGCTCGTACATATTGCCGCTCGTCTTGAACTTGCCGTTCTTGACGAACTCGGTCTCGATCCCCCACTCGGCGAGCATCTTGGCGATGTTCATGTGCAGGATGTAGACGCCGATGGAGCCGACGCTGCCCGAGGGCGCGCAGACGATTCGGTTGCACGGCGCGGCGAGCCAGAAGCCGCCCGAAGCGGACAGGCTGTTGACCAACGCCATGGTCGGCTTGTCGAGCGAATTGATTTCGCGCGCCAGTTCGTCGCACCCGGCAGCTTCGCCGCCCGGCGAGTCGTGATCGAACACGATCAGGTTCACGTCGTCGTCGGCAGCCGCCGCGTTCATCTGCTTGCGGATGAAGTCGTAGCCGGTGACGAAGCCCCAGCAGTAGTTGAAGCGGTTAATCAGGATTCCGTGGACCGGGATCACCGCCACGCCGTCCTGATAGATGAACGGCTTCGTCGGGCCTTCCGGCCCGTCGTCCCAGCCCCACGAGGCCATGACTTCCTGCCGGACCTCTGCCCACGCCGCCGAGGGGTCCGTGACCTGCTCAGCCTCGCTCAGGAGGCCCATGAGCATGGCTTCGGCGTGGCGGTCGCTGATAAGGCAATCCCCTGCCGACATGCGGCTGAGGACCTGCGCCATAAGGCCGCGCTTACGCAGCTTCGTCATCGGCTTCTCCTGTGTCGTCGATCTCGGCGTCATCGGCCTGCTGCTGGGCGTCATTTCCGTCGCCCTGATCGCCGCCCTGACCCGTGTTGCCCTTGTTCGTGTTCAGGTCGAACACCAGACCCTTCTCCTCGCGGACGCCTGCCTCAAGCGCCTGCTGCTCGAAAATCTCGCGCCAGTCCTCGCCGAGTCGGGCGATCTCGATCTCGTAGGTCGAGAGACCCGCCTTGATGCGAAGGATCGCGGCCTGCGTCTCCTTGAGTTCGTCGATCTGGCCGGTGCCAGTGCCGATCCACGTACAACGGCTGAACGCCTCCCGCATAAGAGGCTTGTAGAAATCGTCGCGCGTGAATCCCGGCGGCAGGGGCACCTCGCCCTGCGCGATGAACTCCTCCAGCACGTTCCCGTAGATCAGGTTCGCCAGACGGTCGGCGACCGACTTCTTGCGCGAGCGCATGAACCGGCGCGTGTTCTCGGTTGAGAGCTTCGCCGTGGCGTAGGACATTCGGGAGTAGTCGCGCGAGAACTCGGCGTAATCCATGCCTAGCGCCGCTGCCGTATGACGCAGCAGCGAAGCCTCGAAATCAGTTCCAACGCCGCCGGGGGTGCCCAGCGTTTTCATGTTCAGCTTCGTGCCGGGGTAGAGGTGCGGAATCATCGCACCGTCGAGCGCGATGTTCTCGGCCCCGGCGAGATACTTCTGGAGGCCCGCCAGATAGGCACCGATAGCCGTGTTAAGGGCTTCCGGGCTGCTGGCGTCACCGCCCATGGCGACAATCATTTCCGCCGTCGGCATCTCGGATTCAATGGCGGCGCAGTACGTCGCGTTGATGACCGCGTTCTGGAGAACCACGTCCTGCAAGTGCTTCGTCATCCGCATACGCTTGAGGGCTGCGACCATATCGGCCACGCCGCGATGCTGATCCGGGAAAAGCTGCTCGATAATGTGGATGACCTGCGGACGGCCCCACGGCTTGTAGCGGGGCACGTAGGCGAAATCGAGCATGTCGTAAGCGCCGGGCCAGAACGAGTTCGGGTGGTTCCGTTGGATGTAGTATCCGAGGGGCTTGCCCCGAGCGTCTACCTTGACCCCCCGGCGCATGTCCTTCGTGTCCATCTGCCAGTCCGGGTTGCGGAGGCGGCTGGGATCGACCGACTGGAAGCACGTCTTGATCGGTCGCCCGGCGGAGCGGTCCCATTCTGAGGTCTCCAGCACTTCGCCCGTCATGACGAACCCAGCGACACCGAGACGAATCTTGCCGGTGAAGGTGTTCATGCCTGCCGCGTCGAGGTAGCAGGCTTCGCTCTCGGCGATCAGATGGAACCGATCTTCGATGATCTTCTGCGCCTCGTCGGCCCACGTCTTCGTCGCGCCGGGGATCACCTTCCACGCGATCTTGGCGTTCAGCCGGTATTGCGCGCCGACGATGGCGTCCATGTGCGACTGGATCGCGCCACGGGCGTAGCCATCGTTGATGACCATATCCTTGGCGCGCGCGTCGGCTGGCTCCTTGACGGTGTTGATCGCCCGATCCGGCGGGATCGAGGCGACGTTCCAGTTGACGGTCTCGCGGCTGGTCCGCTCCGCCCCCTCCAGCCCGCCCCCGAGGGCGTGTTCAACGGAGCCGTTGCCCCGGTAAATCTGGACATCGGTGCGGCCCCGGAGGCTCTGCCCGAACTCGAACGCCTGCTGTTCAGCAGCCATTTAGCACCTCCGACCGTAAGTGAACTTGAGAGGTCCCCGGTACGCCGAGAACGTGTTGCCGCTGCACTCCAGCTTCTCCGCCTCCAGACGGGCGATGTAGGATTGCAGAGCGCCCGGATTGCTCCGGGTGTATTGAACGCTTTCGCCGTTCTGGTCAATGAACCGGGAGACAGCCGCCCCCGTCATGATCTCGTGATACGCCTTCCGTGCCTCGGCGAGGCGGGCGTCGATAGTGGTGCAATCCGCCATGTGGCCGGTCCTCATGCGATCTTGGAAGCGATTTCGGTCAGGTCATAACTCGTTTTCTTCTGCTCTGCAAACGGTTCAGCGCCGGGCCGGACAATAAAGGGATTGGTCGGGTCGAGGGGATCGGCCCATGAAGGAACGTTCTTCCAGAAATTCGGGCGCTCGCAGCGAATATACTTCGTCATGCACAAAGCAATCGCGTAGTAAAGCAAGTCCCATGCTTCGTTATTTCGGATGCCCGGAGCCTTCTGCCAGCCCTTGTCCTTTAGAATTTCCGAGCAGAACTCCTTGAACAGCCATGCAGGCATCCACTTCGGGATACGGACCATGCCCTTATTCTTGAACTCCGCCGAGAGACGGTTGTTTGCCTCGTTCTTCAACTGATTCGAGTTCAGTTGCCAGACCGGCACGTCACCACGCGCCACGGCGAGGTTCTTGCGGTCGCTGGCGTCCGGGAAGGTCTCGCGCACCTGAGGAGCGTTCGGAGTGCCCGACCCCTTGAGCAACAGGAAACGATTTCCGAGGCCCATGTTCTTGAGCAACCGCCAGAAGGCGTAAGCGTTCGCCGTCACGCCCGCCTTACCGCCCGAGTCGCAACCGACGATCCGAATCGCCATCCGTTCTTCCCGGCCCTCAATCGCGTAGGTCCGATTGATGACCTGAGAGATCAGGAGGTCCCAGTCCTCCAGATAGGTGCCCGGCTTGACCCATTCAGTGTCGCCGTCGCCGTCCCGGCGGAGAGACTTGCGAATATCGAACCGCTCGATCAGCGCCAGATCGTAAGGCTCGCCGGGGATAACGCTCCACGTTTGAACGACGAACATATTCTTCTGCACGTCAACCGTGGCGATGGCGAAGGCGGTCTCGGAAATGATTTCGATTTCACCCGTCTCAGGGTTGCGACCGAAATCCTCGGCGCGCGCCATCATGTCCTCGGGCGTCCGCTCCTGCTCCGCCGCCTTGGGCTTGTAGGGCCGCCCCAAGTCGGTGTTGTAGAACTTCTTGAGCGGTTCTTCGTTCAGCGTCGTGTCGAACTCCTCCTCAGCGGTCAGGTATGCCGCGACGAGCTTAGGCCAGTTCGTAAAGGCCGCAGAGCTTCCCTCCAGCCAGTAGCTCGCGTACTTAGTACGCCGGGGCGTTCCCTCGACCTTGCCGCCGATGTTATGGCAACCGTCGGGCAGCCAGAGGCCGTTCTGTTGCAAGGTGAACCGCTCGTCCGGGTGAATCTTGCCCTCGCACGTCGGGCACTTGAGACGCACCGATTCGGCGGCGTCGAGCAAGCTGGAGAAGGGGTCCCACTCCAGAAGCTCGAACCGAGGCTCAAGAAACTCGCCGCAGCGACCGCAAGGCATGTACCAGCGCCGACGGTCGCCTCGGTTGTAGAGAGCCAGAATCCCGGTCGTCGGCGGGGCTTCATGGGCCATCTTGGGGGTGTAACGGAAATCGGTGATCTCGCGGCTGGGCGACGATTCGCACAAGGTCATGGCAAACGAGCCAAACGAGGTCGTGCGCTTGGTCGCCAGATCGAACGGGTCGCCTTCGCCTTCGATGTCGTCGTCCATACG